AGTTCCTGAGTCTAATCTAAAGTCATAAACTCTTGCTAATCCAATTTCTTTACCAGCGATACCAGTTGAACTATTAGCAACTCTAGCGTCTCTGAGACTTAATACATAAGTATTGCCAACACCTATTGTTGGAGAACCGTGAACTCTATTGAGTTTAAGTGTCTCACCTGTCTCATAATTAATTTGTTGCCCTTTTAAAGTTTTAGTGGTTCTAGGTTTAGGGACATCAAGAAAAACCGGCGCAGTTGTTTCTACGTCATATCCCTTAACAAATGCTCTACCGGGAGAAATCTGATAGATCGCCAAGTCATCAGAGGGTGTGGATCCAGCATATGTGGTTTGATCCTCTGTAAAGAGTCCTTTGTTTCCCTCTTTATCATTAAGAGATTCTTTAACATTAATACCAAAAGACTTGACGTAGTAATCACCAGATTCTGCATAAGTTCTTCTTGCCAATTCATCTGTGATGAATGAATACTCACTAGTGCTTTTTTCACGAAGAACACCATTAGTTACTGTTGCAAGTTCAACAAAATTACTATCATCAAAGTCACTTACATCCTTTTTTTGAAGTGACGCAGTAATCTTAAGTCTATCAGCACCCGGAGCTCCAAAATTATTAAATCCTGCTGAATTGTCAGTCAGTGTAGAATCTAAATCAGCATTAATAATTGTCTCTTCAATCAATAATCCAATTCTATAACTGGGTGTGTTAGAATATTGATCTAATATTAATGTCTGTTCACTTACATTTAAAAAAGTTCCCTTACCAAAATATACACCATTACTGATGAAGAATGCAGATCCTGTTGCAGTTGCACCTTGTTGAACGGTAGTAGCGAAAGGTACACCTTCACCTATAAGGGTGTTAGCAGTAGAAATAGTTACATTTGCAGTCAGAAGTTCACCATTTCTGAAGACTGACTCTTGATTATTTGTGCCAGATCCAGAATAATTTAAATACAGAGTTACTTGTCCTCTTGTGGACTCTGATTCTAAAATATAACTATCAATAACAGCAGTAACACCAGAATCTTGTCCTTTTATTTGTGCTCCTACTAATTGATCGATGTAATCAAAAATAGGAATTCCTAAGTATGTATTTTCTAATACAACACAATGATAATTTGTTGAATATGTTGAGTTGCCGGGAATTACCTTAGCACCTTCCTTAAAAAAGTGCTGTCCAAATTTCTCAACTTGATTTTGCAGGATGGACTGAAGAGAGGTTAACTCTCTTGCCTGTACTGGATAACCTGGTTTAAATAAAACCTTGTAATAATCCTTCTGAGGATCAAAGTCGTCAAAATAAGGGGCGACGTTAAGATTGGTTTCCTGTGACATAATTCCTTAGAACTGCAAGATAATTTTGATATCTTCTTTTTGACTGGACGATCTTGTAATTGAGGGCCTGTTATCTACGTAAATGATATTACCCGTATATTTTTCAACTTCAGGCTGAGCAACACCCTCGTCGAAGGACTGCCCCAGGTAATAAGTACGACTATTTATTTCGGTTGATATACCCGTAAATGATGTTTGGATAGCAAGAGTCGTAGATCCACCAATGATATTGAATGATCCACCACTAGTAATATTTTTTGTAAATCTGTTCATTCTGAACCCATATTCTGGGCTTGTATTCTTACTTCCATCAGTGTTGAATCCTGCAGTAGATCTATCTTGCCAATATTTCAGAACTCCTGTTACTTGATCGTAGGATACGACTCTACCAACAGCAGTTGAACCAAGTCCAACGGTTTGAGTAATAAAAGCATCTGCAGTGAATGTTGCAGAACTATAACCAGCGCCTGTCAACTTCAATGCATAGGTAGCAGATGCTTTATCAAGTGAAAGATTCGATGATGTATTATATGCTTTTGGATTTTGAACTAATCCAACTCTTGCGATTTCGTTTCCAGTGATAAAATCTGGATTTTCAGTGTCATTTTCAATTCTGGAGTAAATTAATGCATTTCTCGCTCCAAGTTCTCTGTAGATGTCAGCACCATGTCCTCCTTGTGGAGGGATGATTACATCAAAAACTGGTGGATTAGATCCTGTGGGAACATTACCCGCTATCAAATCAATAGTTCCAAATGTATATCCAGATCCACCTTTTGAAATTGTGACAGACTCTACATTTGAATTATTATTAATGGTGATGGTACACTCCGCACCATTTCCATCACCTTTGATAGGAACTTGAGTATAAGTTCTATTGGCAGTTCCTAATCCAACACCTCTATTGGTAATTTTTACAATTTTAAGTTGTCCACTGGTGTTAGCATTATTTCTAACTGCAGAAATATTTGCATCCGTAGTTGTAGTCCATTCTTTGGGAACTGGAATAAAGTTTGTTGAATCAAACTTTACAATATCTCCAGGCTTAATAGTATAAAGATATTTCCATATGTATCCATCACCACTAGTCCCTGCTTCTTTTGGTTCTAAATCAGTAAAAGTAGGTTCGTCAAGAGATGCTCTACCACTAGGGTTTTCAGGATTTGATCCATTCTGCAAACAAACATAAACTCTATAATCAGAGTTCATCACATAATAATTTGCCTCATATAAAGTGATAGCGTTTGACGGTTGTGAAGGACTCTCCGCCTTTACGTCAGCGCGATACATGTCATAAGTAGTGCCAGACTGCCAAGTGATTTTTCTAATCACCTGTTTAACATCTTCAGCATCAATTTTTTTGAGAGCAATCATTGTGTCCCAATAATTATTCTCCTCATCAAAATTGTCTCTGGGATCCGGGGGACTGCTATCCCAACTTGCATCAACATCTGTAGGATTAGGAAGTCCCACGAATGAATAGAAAGAGTTGCTAGTGGATGCTACACTAGCAACAAAATCTTTTGCGTTTAATATACGAAGTTGATCAGTTATAATCGCAGCCATTTTTGCGTGGTTTTTTACTTATTTATTAGTTATGTTGTAGAGAATCCTGTAAGTTTGAGAGGTTTAACTCTGCTCACGACACCACCAGTTGTGATACCAGAGGTGCCTCTAAGGGTGTATGCGTCAAATGCTGCTGCATTTGTTCTACCGCCAAGAGTAATTTTGCCCCAAGAGAACTCCCCATAAAACTCCGTAAGTCCGATTCCAGTGATGTCACCAAGATCTTCAACACTTACTGTCACTCTCTTGACATACGTGATGCCTACACCAGCAACCGCAGTGGTAGCAACAGACACCGCTGCAACTTCAAAGACAGCATCAAGGAACTGGGATGTTATGCCCAACGTATCACCTGTCTGATAAAGTGATGTTACACCACTACCAACATTACTATTCTTAACAGTAAAGTAATCACCTGTTGTAATGTCACTTAAAGTAACTGCAGAACCAACAACCTTTGTGTTACGTAAGAAAGAATCGACAGGGATGAAAAGATCCATTACAAATCCTGTGGAAGCAACACCAACAGATGTTGAAGTTAATCCAACAATGTCACCAAAATCACCCTCATATAAAGTAGTTCTGTTAGTTTCTCTAATTGCTTTAGGTGCCTCTATCAGAACCTGTGGAACAGATGTTCTTGTATACCCTACACCTGGCGTAGAAACTGTGATAGAAGACACGGTATCTCCAGTAAGAGTCGCTGTTGCACTTGCTCTAGCAGTTGCTCCAAGTCCAACCGGTGTTTCAATCGTCACAGAGGGAGCAGAAGTGTAACCTGTTCCACCATAACCAATAACGATAGACTCAACAGTATTGGCAACTGATACTACGGCAGTTGCAGCCGCTGCTACAAGATTATTTTGTGATACGATGCTTACCGTTTGCTTATTCTTATCAGTTTGATTTTCATCATCTGGATTAAAGAATGGGATAACGCTTTCAACATAAATCTGAGTTGATCCAACACCAACTGATTGAATCAGGTTGGTTTTTGGATTAATAAGAGCAGCATTCAATTCTCTTGCTTTACTGACAATTTTTCCGTTGATAATTTTATCAGAAGTTTGTTTACACCAAGTTACTGTTCGTGCATGATCTGGATTTGAATCAATACCCCTTCCACTATAAGAGTTAGTTTCTACTGTATCAGTAGAAAGAACCTCAGTTATAAGTCTTGCACTCTGATCAATAGAATTAGAAACAAGATCATCATCACCTCTTATAGTAAGATCATCACCATCCTTTAAAGTGGGAAGAACATCACGGAAAGTTACATCAACATCTCCACTTCCTTTATAGAAGAGAATCTTACAAGTATCTCCACTTATAGCACCATTATCAGATGATCCGCGAGGTGCCTCTTTAAAATTGATAACACTGCCACCATTTAACTCATATGACTCTCCAGGTACTTGTAAAATATCATTTATAAAAATAAGAAGTGATGACTGAACATCAATATTGGATCCAACAGCTGCTCTAATTGTTACCGGAGAACCGTTTCTCTTAACTGAAAACTGTCTAGTGACTCCATCAAACTCATTATCAATATTATCAAGACGCTCAAGTATACCAAAATGCCATGCAGAGAATTTATCAGAATCAACTCTGTCTACTGTAATTTGGAACTCATCAAATGTAAAGTTAGTGTCAGTAGGAATTCCAGTTGCTCCACCTGTGGCAACAGTGAGAATTTGTTTTTGTCCATAAGCATATCCAAAGTTCTTGATTTCAAAATCAATGACACTAGATCCTTGTCCTACAACAATATCGATCGTTGCCTCAATTCCTGCACCTGCAACGGGAGATTCGGCAGAATAAATTAAGGGAATATTAGAATATGACAGAGGTGCATCAAATACAACTATTGGTTCTGATCCAACTTGATATCCAGATCCTGGATTTGTGATTGCAACGCTAACAATGTGTCCGTTGCTAACTGCAGCAGTACCAATGAACTCAATTCCTGTTCTTGCTGTAGATGAAGTATAAACACCAACATTTACAGTTTGTGATCCTTGTCTGTAACCAGAACCAGTTCTACCAATAGCAATTGATGTAATTGTTCCAGCAGTTGAAACAACAGCAGTACCACCAGCAGAAACGAGAGGTTGATAACCAAGTCCAGCAGTAGATCCAACTGAAACAATATATCCTCCGACAGGAATTGAAGCATTATTTGGATCATATGCAATCGATGTTGCGGTTCCAGTAAATGTAATACTACTGATACCACTACCTTCACTTAATGAATAATCCTGAGCAATACCCAATTGTCCAGTAGGCCCTTGGAATACACCGTTGATAAGAACTGCAGCATTATTGGTAGAGAATCCAACAACATCTCGCTGCTCAGATTTTAATGTAAATGTCTTTGTTTGAGCGTCGAATAGATCAGCAACACTGTCAAAGATATAGTTAGTATCATATGCATCAGCAGTGCTACCAGTGTTTTGAGATCTTAGGAATGTTCTCCCCTGGAACTTAGAGTGAGTTGTGATACCAGTCCAATCTCTCTCATCAGGAGGATTAGTTATTGAACTCAAAGGTGTGGGGCCTTTGGGTGCAGTGTAAAAATTAATTGTATTATTGACAATATTATAAGCGCCATCAACTTTAGTTACAGCTACACCAACAGGGTGAGTTGTAATACCAGTTCCCATCCAACCACGATCAACCAAGATACCATTAGTCGTTCCAAAACCAACGGTATTAATTTTCATAATTTCTGCTTCAACCTGAATAAGATCAGCAGCAAAGAATGATGTAATTCCTAAAGTTTCAATGGATGTATCACTTAAAAATATTTCTTTATTAAGTGTTGTAGTTACTGCAGTAGCAACTATTGGATTTTGAATAAAGTTATCTAGCGCAATCAGACACTTAGTATTTTGTTTACTAGAAGAAAATGTATGGAAGGTTCCAACTCCAACTCCGGTAATACTAATTGGAACAGGTGTAACTGCAAGGGCATTTTCAGCAGAGGAAGCAAGTTTTACTGTTGAATTATCCTCTTTAATAATATAAACATTTGCATTAATGGGAAGAATGGATGTGTTTCCAATTCCAGCAAATGATGTTGTTTCGATACCAATACGAACGTGAGTAGAAATTCCAACAGAATAATTAATAGGTTCTCCTGATACGAAGAAGTGATCTGGAATTCTAATAGTGTTATTAGTAGTATCGACAATTGAAGTATCACTTCCATCAAAATTTCTTAGGAAGATAGGTAATCCTTTATGAGTTAATCCAAATTGTCTCTTAACATCCTTTGCAGTTCCATCATAAAAACCGTAACCGGCGGTGATAGAGGCGTTGTTTAGATCAATTTCATTATCAAGAGTGTTATCTACTTCAACTAACTGAACTGCATGTTGATAGACACGAATTTGAGTATCTACACTTGCGGGTGGTGTATACTGAAGATGTGTCTCAGTTGCTGTCATAAAAGCACCAATGGTGCCAATACCACTACCTGTTGTTAAAGTTCCATACTCTGTAATGTAAGAATTGGAGTTATCATTAAGAACAATGACTTCAGAGAATTGATACTGATCATTAGTAGTATCTTCAATACTTACAAGATAGTAAGCTGCTTGGTAATCATTCGCACCACCACATGTATAAGTAGCAATTGTATGAATACCTGGAGAAGAAGTGGATCCAATAGAGGTGTAGAAAGACTGCAGTGAACCAATGTTTTCTGTTGTCTCTCCGATAATGGTAGAACCAACACCAACAGATTCAGTACTGGACATCGATACTCTAATGGTGTTAGCAGTGAGTGCTAACCCTGCAGATGGAGTAAAGTTTACATTTACAGTACCAGATGACATCTCGGCAGAATATGTTCCCATATCCAAAGGATTCTGTCCTGTAACTATCTCACCATATTCAAGGAGATCAACGGTTGTGCCATCATGAATAACATTAAGTTCATTAGTTCCAAATCTTCCATCATTTGTGTTGTATTCTACTAATATTTTTGAAGATCTGTATGTTGATGCTATACCAACAATTGTTGTTGTAGAAGCTGCGGGAATTTCTACTTGTGTAGAAGAAATATCGCATATTTCTCCAAGTCCAAAAGTTCCAACACCAGAAACACTATTATCAATATCAAAACTCATTAATGAAACATTGTAATCATTAATACGATATTTTGTCGGATAGAAAAGAAGGAATCCTTCAGATCCACTTATTGTAAAATCGAAAGATCCTAAATCAGTCACACTTTCAACCCTACCGTAGTTTAAAACTGACGCAAGACTAGTATCATGGACAATAGAAACAAAAGATGCTTGTCTTTCTCCAGTGAATAATTTGTCTCTTACAAATGTAAATACTTTTTTAGTTCTTTGATCAATGGGGAATTTCTTAACGATGCTGAATCTTGTTGGACGTTCCTCGCTATTAAATTCTGGGCTAAAATCATCAATTGTCAAAACTCTATTTCCTACTGATTCAAAGTAATCAGTAAGAATTCTATTTTCTAAGAAAATTCTATCTGAATAAACTGTTCCTGAAGCAGTTTTAGAATTCTCGGTAACAAGATCAAAATCATTGTAGCAGTTAACACTAATTCCTCCACCAAAATCTCCGCTTCCATATGTTGTAGTGGGGAGAAGATCGACAATAAATGAAACTGTAGATATACCAGATACGAGTTTTTCGTTGATCTCATCCCTTGACTCAATTATTAAATCACTAAATTTAAGAAATCCTGCAGTATGATTTAAAGAACTTACTGTATCATCCCATTTTTGTAAAGGAATTTTAGACTTGATAGCGTATGAGAAATTTTGATAATAGAAGTTATCAGGAATTCTTTGCTGGTTATCATTAAAGAATCCAGTTGTAGTATTCCATCCCTTCTCAACAATAGAGGATGATTCAGTTTCAATTTCAGAATTATAATCAACTTTTGATTTTACAATTCCTTGAGTTCTTGAAGTTTGTCCAACTACAAGATCCCCAATGTTAAAATCTCTAGAAGTGGAAACTTTTAACATTTCAATTCTATCATTCCAACTATCAACTTTCCCTTTTCCGCTGTTAGAAACAATTTGCTCACCGATCAAGAAATCATTTCTTTTCAATTTAATATCAAATTGTGGGAAAGAATTTTGGTTAATAATTCTTCCTGCAGAATTCAGTGAATCAAAATTACCCGCATAAAGATTTTCGTCAATAATTCCAGAGAGACTAAATGTTACTACACCAACATTTCCTCCTAGAGGGATATTTACATCAGTAAGTGTGAATAATTGATAACCATAGTCAGATGAGTTATATCCAGATCCAGTTGATCCGACTCCAACACTAACATTTTCAATTAAAACTTTATCCCCAACAGAAAATGGAGATTGATTACTAAATCCTGTGTCAAATCCCACAGTTACATTTTTAGATGATATATCAAAGGTTATATCATTAATTGCAACTCCATTTGAATTACTAGTAGGAATAATAGTTGGAGTTACATTTATAAGTCCCTTTGTATTTTTTCTAATAGTTACTTTGGAATCTCCAAGTTCATAAAAAAGATCAACATCATTTACACGCTTACCAGTTAATCCGTCAAGTACAATTAAGTTCGGTGCTATATTATAGTTTCTACCAGCAGAACTAATTCCAATCCTCTCAAAAGATGTAAGAGGATTAATTAGAAGTACTTCTGGTAAATTTGTCGTGGGACGAATAGTAAAATCAGTTGGATAATTAAATCCAATGTTTTCAATATTTGTAGAGAGAACTTTACCAATAGTATTACTCGATGGTTCGAGAAGAGCACCTGCCCCTGTTACAATTCCTACGACAGTGGATACTCCCACTATTTCTTTATAATTAGCACCCTTGTATGTAATATCAATATTTGCAATACCACCATATGCTAATGTGGAATCAGTAGTATATGATAATCCTGCACCAACAGAATAAGAAGATCTCTCGGCAAGTTTTTTGATATCGTATTTAAAAGTACTTGATGTTACTCCGGTTAATTTAAACTCTCCATTGTATGTACTATTAACTTTGTTAATTTTGTTAAAACCATCTACCTCTTCATCAATTACAATTTCTTTTTTAACAGATTCGATTAAGTTAGAATTTAAATTACTAAATTGATAGAAAATGTTTTCTGGAACATCTTTATTAACAGATAACGTTAACTTAGCTGTTGCATCAATACCAATTTTACCAGACTTTGTAACTTCAAATTTATTATTCTCAAGAGATCCATCAAATTTATCTGTAAAATTAGAATCTCTGTAGAGATTCATATCGAACGCAGAATAACGTGTGGATATGTTTAAAGAAGATAAAGATGAGTCACTAAGATCAAATACAACGGTATTTCCTTCAATAATTTCAAGTGGAGGATTAATTGCTAGAAGAGTTCCAGATCTTGCAATTTCAATAGATACAAAATTGGGTTGGAATTTTTTAGATTCATACTTAGAATTACAAAGTCTTACTTTATCTTTAGAAAGTTTAGAAACATAGTAAATCTTTTGATCTTCTAATCCTGATGGCGCAGGATTTGCATCAAGAATTACTTTATCTCCTGTTTCAAATCCATGATTGCTAATTTCAATTGAATTCTGACTTGTGCTTACTCCAGCAGTGGTAAATCCAAGAGGATTGAAAACAATCCTTCTATTGTGATCGTTATACTTAACTGTAACCGTGGTAGTAATACCGGGGGTTACGGACATTTTGACTTTATCACCAATCGTTAATCCGTGAGTTGATGCCGTAGATACCGTTACGATGTTCCTAGTTGCCTCAGCAGTTACAACATTAGTCTTAACTGTCTTAAAACTATGCTTTGTT